GTTTTCCCACTTTAGGGAAGTCCATACGTGTCGCCGGCGCAACGGGCGGAACTATCTTGACGCCGAAGTAACGGGCGAAATAAACGGGAGTTTGTATGACTGAAGAAGAACAAGACATTCACCAAGAAAACAGATAAAACAGAACCAATAACTCTAGGAGTATATTTTGAACATAAAAGTCGTAACTGCTCATCCAACTCTACACATCTATGAATAAAATCCTCTCTTTCTGAATCACTCATCATCTTCCTCTATGTAATCATCATCAACTTTTTTATCATTGTCAAAGTAATATTTTGTTCTCTGAGGATCAAATTCTTGCATCCATGTCTTTAAAGGCCGCTTCTGATGATCATAAATCCAGTTATATATTTCTGTGCATATATGCTCAAACTTAGGTTTAAGAGTATTACTGATTTCAAAATCAAGTTGTTTTTTTATGTCATTAAAACATCTTTCTTTTGTGCTGTGCATATGTGAAAAAACATCTTGCCTTAAGCGATTGTCTTCTTTACATAAAGCTTCAATGTCTGCTTTTGCTTCATCAAGAAATGCTAGTATCGCTATTTCTTCAACACCAAAAGTTACATCTTCAGGATCACAACATGTGATTGTGAATTGAAGAACCTGACCTGAATCTTTTCTTTCTACTTTTATTTTCACTATTTTTTTTCCTTCATTAAGTCACAAAACATTTGATATAACTGATCAATCCTTGCGGCATGTCCGTCAATTCTTGTAACGATACTTTTTATATCCGCATCATGTTTCGTAGCAACCCAAACAACTACCGTTAACATAGCAGCTATCAAACCTATATTCACTCCAACAATAGCCCAAACGTGTGACGTTTCCATATTTACTCCATAATTTAACACAAAAATTAGCAAAGCTTTGTTTATATGACAATAAAAAAATACTGTAAAGTAAAATATTTATTTGATAAACAAAGACTATGACAGCATTAATTGACGAAAGATTGCAAATACTTGGTAATCAAGAATGGAGACTCAGAAACCTTTATAAAATAAAGGATAAGCAGGGATATGTGGTAAACTTTGAGCCTAATTGGGCCCAAATGTCTCTATCTAAACCACACTACCTAAACATCATACTTAAAGCAAGACAGCTTGGCATTACCACATATCACGCCATACTTTTTCTTGATACATGCTTATTTAATCACAATGTAAACGCAGCTATCGTAGCTGATAGCAAACCAGTTTCAAAAGAAATATTCATAGACAAGGTTAAATTTGCATATGACAACTTGCCACAGTTCGTTAGAGACATGTGCCCAGCGTATAGAGATAATATTAATGAGATGCGTTTTGCAAATGGCTCAGTGTTTCGGGTGGCAACTTCACTTCGCGGGGGTACTCTACAACTACTTCATATTACCGAATTCGCCAAGATTTGTCAGGAGAATCCCAGCAAAGCTAACGAAATCGTATCGGGAGCGCTTAATGCGGTACAGGCGGGCCAATTCGTGTGTATCGAGTCAACTGCTCGTGGCAGAGAAGGTCACTTCTATAACCTTTGTAAAGAAGCTCAAGCATTACAAGATTCTCAAACCATTTTAGGAAAGCTTGACTGGAAGCTTTGGTTCTTTCCATGGTGGAAATCTGAAGAATATGTCATAGATTCAAAAAATGTCTTGATAAGTAAGGACATGGAGAAGTATTTTGATGAGTTAGAAAGTAAAGGAATTATTTTAAAACCAGAACAGAAAACTTGGTACATAAAAAAGATGCAAACTCAAGGCGAATACATGAAGCGAGAATATCCTTCTACGCCTGAAGAAGCATTCGAATCTGCCAATGAAGGTTTTTACTTTGCTAAACAAATTACAAATGCCAGACATGAAAAACGCATTTGCCATCTACCATATGATGAAAACGCTAAAACATATAGTTCTTGGGATATCGGTATAGGAGATGCTTGTGCGATATGGGTATGGCAGCTTGTTGGAAAAGAAATACACTGCATCGACTACTACGAAAACTCAGATGAAGCCCTTGCACATTATGTTAAATGGCTTAAAACAAAGCCTTATATCTTTGAAAAACACTTTCTTCCTCATGATGCTGCTGCGCGCGAGAAGGGATCTGGTAAATCATTTGCCGACATTGCCAGAGAACAAGGACTCAAAGTTGATATATTGCCAAGACAAGCCAATGAAATATTCGGCATCGAATGCCTCAGAAATACATTGCCAAGATTCTTCTTCGACTATAGCAAGTGCGAAAAAGGTTTGAAGACAATAGAAAACTTCAGAAAAGAATGGAATGAGAAGCTTGGCTGCTATAGAGATCGCTCATACCACGATTGGGCATCACATGGTGCCAAAGCATTAATCTATGGCGCTGAAGCGATACAGAGGCTTACAGGCGGCAACGGCATGTCAGCTGAGGAATGGAAGCGTATGAGAAAAGATTGGCTATAAAAAATTTTGCTTAAACTATCAAGTAATTATTTGAGATAAAATGACATATACTCCGATGCAAGCTGATGGCACAAGCACTTTGACTAGTGATCATAATAGCAAGGTTTTTAAGTGGCAGCAATTTTTTTATGATGCCTACAGAACATGGGGTGTTTATTACGCACAAGCATACAGGGATTTACGAGCATATGCAGGAGATAACTGGACAACACTTGAAAAGACAAAGCTTGAAAGACAAAACCGTATGGTTCTTGAACTTAACAAGATTCGCAGGGTCGTTAATCTTTATTCCGGATATGAGAGGGAAAATAGGACTCAGACAGTTACAGCTCCGGTTGAGGGAAGCGATGAAATCACAGCTGACCTTTTTTCAAGTGTCATGTATTACGTTTATGACAAAGGAAATGCCGACTACATCTTCTCTGAAGCTTTCGAACATGCACTTAAAACAGGTCTTGCCATCGTCGGCATATACATGGACTATTCGAAAGATAAGGTTAATGGAGATATCAAGTTTTACTGGAAGCCTTTCAACGCAGTAATGCTTGATCCCTACTTCACTAAAAGAGATCTTTCCGACTGTGACCAAGCTTCTACAAGAGATTTGTTAAGCAAAGAAATGGTTAAGTCAATGCTTCCATGGATAGATGCTGAAGTTATTGATTCAATACCTACAGGTATACGCGATAACAAATATCAATATCTTGGCATCTACCGACAATACAACTCAACATACATTGCAAGAAATCTAGTCACATATGATCAGCATTGGGTAAGGATTAACAAAGTACAGAAATATCTTGTAGATGAAGAGTCAGGTGTTTCTGAAGAATGGAATGGAACACGAGCAGAAGAAAAAGCACTTAAAGAAACACTTCTACATACACCTCAAGTTAAACTTATCACATCACATAAGAGAAGTGTTGAGTTAAACATTATAGTTGGTGGAAAGCTTCTGTATAGCGGTCCAGACCCTACTGGATTGGATAATTTTCCATTCATGCCGATATTACTTTACCATGAACCATTGATAGACACATATGAACTTAAGATTCAGGGACTTGTGCGTTCAATACGCGATGCTCAACGCCAATACAATCGACGTCACAGCCAAATCATTGACCTCATGGAATCTATCATCAACACTGGATGGATCACAAAGAACGGTGCAGTACTTGACCCTACCATGCTTATGCAAGCTGGTCAGGGACGACAAATTGTCGTTAACGATGGGTATGACGTCAACGCGGATGTCAGGGAGATTTCAGCCCCTAGTATTCCTTCGGGCTATCTTCAATACCAGGACATTATCGACAAAAACATTATGGAAATCCCAGGAGCCAGTGATGAATTGCTTGGGCTTTCTTCAACTGGGGATTCGCAAGTATCGGGTAAACTTGCAGAAGTTCGTTCCTCAAATGGCCTTAAAGGTAACCGCGGTATCTTTGACAACCTTGAGCAGACAAAGAAATATGTTGGATCTCTCATTCTTGAATGTATACAGAAGCAATATTCACCTGGAAAGATCAGAAGAATAACAAACGAAGAACCTACAGAAGAATTCTTCTCTGGTCAGTTTGAAGAATATGATTGTGTGATCAAGCAGGCAGTTAAAACAGCAACTCAACGTGAAGCATATTACTATCAACTTCTTCAGCTTGTTGCACTTGGCGCTCCAATTCCTTGGGAAGACATTCTTGAAGCAGCACCATTGCAAGGTAAAACAAAATTACTTGAGAAGATGGCACAGCGCGCAGAACAAGAACAAGCTCAACAAGAGAAAGTTGCGGAACAAGAAGAGATACAGAAAGAACTTGAGCTTGCACAAATCGATATGAGCACAGCTCTAGCACAAGAACGTAGAGCAAGAGTATTAGCCGATATTGGACTCGCAAAAGAAAGAATATCAGAAGTTGAACAGAACCATGCTAAAGCTCAATTAGACATGGCTAAAACTGCTGCGGAAATTAAGGATGTTGACAGGAAACGAATCATTGATGTGATGAAAATAGCAGCTGAAATGCATATGCAACATCAACAAAGCATAGATGCGCAACTTACTGAAGACGCAGCTAGAGTTTAACCATAAACAAAGGAGTTTTTATGGCAGCTAAAGGAACGGCTCATGCAAACAAAATGATGACAAACATGTCAACATATGGTGGACAGGAAAATCCTGGATATCACCCACCATCAGGAAGTGCCGGAGCAAAGGCTCATGGTGAATATTCCACTAAAAAGAATCCTATGTCAGTACCTAAAAAAGGTTCTAGCATTGGTGAAGGTTATGGAAATGCTGATCGCACAAAAGCGATGGCTAGCAAAGATGCACAAGCGGTTAAAGAAAATCTTAGAGGCCAAGCATGCTAATAGTCCCACAAGCTGTCCAGATGCAAAAACACATGGAGAAACGTGAAGGCTTAACAAAGCACTTCAATATTGAGATGGAAAAAATCATCAATACGAATTCCCATAAAGATAAGTACTGGATACTTGGTAAGGCTAAAATTGAAAAGAAAGGAAATAAACGTTTGGTTAGACCTTTTCTGCAAGCATGTGATGAAAAGCCAGGTCTTATGAAAGAATCTTTCGTCTATGAAGTGGATAATAGACGAGGGGTAAAAACTCTACTTTGGGTAATGCACCCGGGAGATTTGTTAAGTTTTCCCACTTTAGGGAAGTCCATACGTGTCGCCGGCGCAACGGGCGGAACTATCTTGACGCCGAAGTAACGGGCGAAATAAACGGGAGTTTGTATGACTGAAGAAGAACAAGACATTCA